TGGACTTCTGGATTTTAAACTATGCCTATGATCTTTAGACCAGATACCATGCGATATTCCATGGTGGGTAAAAAACGCAAGAAGAAGAAACTTCTTCCTTCTACAGCATATCGTCCAGATTTCAAACCATCTGATCCAGTTGAAAAGAGTGGGTTGGATCGTTATAATGAAGAACGATCTACGAAACAATATGCGTCTTATGATTCTGGTAAGACAGGAGCATTAACACCCAAAGAAGAACCCAAAGTGGTTGAGGGTGTAACAATTGCTCCTGCTTATAACAAAGGTGCATACCAAGTCATCCCTAAAGATGAAGTCAAACATATAGGCAGATAATATGAATATGAATGTAGAATTAGCAATAACAATGATCGTATTGTTCATCGCATGGATTATAGCATGGATGTTTTTCTTTGATCCAGATGACAGAACAACAACACTCAGAAGAGAAAGAAAGAAAGCATTTAAACAGGGTGACTATGAAAAAGGTCATTCAATCAACAAGGAGTTCGACAAATGAAACAAGGTAAATTTGAATTCGCGAAAGTACCTGTTTGGGCAAAGATATCATATGCCCTCTCAGGTTTGCTTATTATACTAGGATTGTTCAATGCTAGAGAAATCTATCAAGTTGAAATATACTTAGAAGAATTACAACTAAGGCAAGACATGTATTCTGAAGAGATAGAGATTATCGGAGACAAGGTAGATCTAATGATAGGAATAACCGATTCCTATTATAACTTATCAGATGATGTGTATTGCTTAGCACTTAACATGTATCATGAAGCAAGAGGTGAAACTTTAGAAGGCATGACAGCAGTCGGTAATGTGACCATGAATAGAGTGGCATCTAATCGTTTTCCCAATGAAGTATGTGCTGTTGTTTTTCAAGGAAAGCATAGAACCAATTGGCGAGATGAACAAGTTCCCACTAGGCATGCTTGTCATTTTAGTTGGTATTGTGATGGCAAATCAGACGAACCCAAAGATTACGAAGCATGGGCAACTTCTGTGATGCTTGCTCATATGCTTTTGACTAACATTAAAGGTGTGGATATAACTTTTGGTGCTACACACTATCATTCTATTGGGGTTAAACCCACATGGTGTAAGGATATGAAACCTATGGGAACCATCGGAAATCATGCCTTTTATTTTGAGTTATAAATAGAAGTGATATCTAGGAAGAAGGAATGTATTTAATGTTAGAATGCCCAAAGTGTGGTAACACCAGAGCAGAATGTGAATGCTTTGTGAAAAAAGAAGATAAGAATTACGAGTTTTGGTTTCACAATTGTCCCGATAGTGGACCGACTGATACTCTAATGGGAGAAGATTGTAATTGGTGCGATGCTAAATCACCTGTTGACGAAAGCAACCCCAATAGTGTAGGATATTATGGATATAATGAAAAGACAGACAACTACTTTCCCGAAGTCGACGAATAGATCATGATTAAGAAACTAGAAACTGAAATCCCAATCTATGAATACTGGATTGGTGATAAGAGAGCAATTATCACTGAGAAGAGTCATGACTATAAAGTGCAAATGCTTACTGATAAAGGTTATGAAGCATATATAAGTTATAAATCGTTAGATGATGCTCGTGCGATTGCTCAGAAATGGGTTTCTGGTTTATCACCCACATTAGATGATTGACATTATAGTATCTGGACATAAACAAAAAGATCGCATAGAAGATTATGCCAGAAGTATTATTACTTATCTGATGCCACGCAAAAGAAAAGGTTTGATTGTTATAGATATAGTCAAAAAGGTTAAGTATGAAGACTCAATCTTTTGTGGTCTATGCTATGGTGATAGGCATACAGCAGAAATAGAATTAGCAAAGAACACTACAGAAAAATTGACTCTAGAAGAAATGATGATTAATCTTGCTCACGAATTAGTTCATGCCAAACAATTTTTTAGGGGAGAACTTCATCCTTATCTTAGAAAGTGGAAGGGTGATGAAGTTCATTTCTCTCAACCTTGGGAAAAAGAAGCATACAAATTAGAGGATCAATTGTTTCAGCAATTTTGGAAATAACTATACGACACCCATCGTTTTTTTATATAATTTGAAAATGAAGAAAAAACTTAAAAGATCAAACAAGGATTTAAACTCTATTCATTATGGACCAGAGCCAATCCTAACTCACTTACAAGATAATGTCAAAGAATTGGGACCTGTTCTCAATTGGTATGCTATCATGACGGATAACACCACTCGTGCTAGATGGTTGAATGAATATGTAAAGGAAAACTACGATAAGGACTTCTACAGTTCTTTCTTAGGTATCCCGAATAGTTTCTTTACTGCATCTTTGACAGGAATAGCAAGGCAAAAGGTACACAAAGCAGTATTGGGTGGAAATTTAGAATCATGGTTAGATACTCGGATTCGAGAATTACAGCAAAGAAAAGGTAAACCCACCGAACCCAAAACCTATAACAAGAAACCAAAGAAAAGCATACAGCAATTAATGGAAGATAAACTCTATGAGATGTTAGGTGAAGTCGAGCATGAGATTGATGAGTTTATAGATAATGATTTTACATCAGAGTTCAATATGTACGAATGGTGCGAGAAGCATGATCTAAATGCCAAGATGGCTGCATTGATTGCACCTCATTATAGGGAACTTGCCATTGAGGTTAAGAACGAAGAAGAAGATGAACAACTCAAAGAGGGTTATGCCTATATGGGTTTGAGTGGTAGAAGAAAGTTCGTGGGTTTCTTAAGAAACATTATAGATGATGCCGAAAGATGGGCAAACAATAAAAAGCAACAATTCAAACCTCGTATGAGAAAATCTAAATTGGTTGATGCTACCACTAAAGTTAAACGACTCAAATTCAAGCAAGATGATAGAAACCTTAAGATTAGCAGTATTAATCCTGCAACAATCATAGGTGCTAGTGAATTATGGGTTTATAATACCAAGAGCAAAGTGCTACAAGTGTATCGTGGCAAGTTAGATGTAAGAGGTACTACCATATATGGATATGGACCGAACAGTGCTAAGCAAAAGAGTATTGGTAGAAGTCCTGCCAAGTATATTAAGAAATGCTTAGAGGGTGGAAAATTAGTTTTAAGAAAGTTAATGGACGAAATTAACTCAACAGAAAAGAATGCAAATGGTCGCATTAATGAGCATTGTATCTTATTAAGGGTAGATAAATGATTTTGGTAGATTTAACCCAGACAATGATTGCTGGGGTAATGGTACAAGTGAAGATGAATCGCTTAAAAGGTGATGAGATATCTGAAGACTTGCTACGACACATGGTGCTTAATACCATTAGAAGTTATGCTAAGAAGTTTAAGAATGAGTATGGCGACATAGTCTTATGTGCTGATGATAGAAAGTATTGGCGAAGAGAATACTTTCCCAACTACAAGGCAAATCGTAAGAAGCATCGTGAAGAATCTGATATAGATTGGGATGTTATCTTTGGTATGCTAAATAAGATACGAGATGAGATAGAAAATAATCTACCTTATCGATTCTTACGAGTAGAGGGTGCGGAAGCAGATGATATCATCGGAGTACTCACTAAAGATAGCAAAGAGAAAGTTCTCATTGTATCTGGCGATAAAGACTTTCAGCAATTACAGAAGTATGATTATGTTAAGCAGTACTCCCCGAATTTAAGTAAGTTTGTTTCACCTGATAATGCTGAGGAGTTTCTCGCTGAGCATATCCTAAGAGGTGACAAAGGTGATGGGATACCAAATATCCTGTCAGGTGATGATGTTATTGTTGATGGTGATAGGCAAAAACCTATGAGAAGATCAACACTAAATAAGTATATAAATGGAGTCGACAAATACGACAACTATTATCGTAATTATGTAAGGAACAAAACTCTTATCGATCTAGATGAGATACCTGAAGAAGTGAATCTGAGAATACTAAAAGCATTTGATGAATCGGAACCTCCTTCTGGGAAGTTATTACCATATATGATGAAGCACTCCTTAAAGGAATTATTAAATGCTATTGGAGATTTTTAGAAAAATGGCTGAGAAAGTGAAAAGAGGTAGAGGTCGTCCACCAGGATCCTTAAACAAAAAGACCTTACAAAATATGGCGAAGGAAGAAAAGTTGCAAACAGTACAACCTGTTGAAGCAAAAGATACAGGTACAGTTAAACAAGTACCAGATCCTGTTCTTGCTGCTATACCTAAAGAGAAGATAAGACTGTTACCAACTGCCAATGTCTTTGAGATATTAGTTGCAGTTGAACAAGCAGAAGATGAGGACACTAGAATTAAGGGTCTTAGGTATTGGGCAGATAAGAATGGTGCATTGAGACCTGTTCTCAAGTGGCAGTTCGATAATGTTATCGTATCTAAACTACCAGATGGCAAAACACCTTTTACTAGGAATTCTGCTCCTGGACCTGATCTAACAGAGTCATCTTTAAGGCATGAATTCAAAATGTTCAAATACTTTGTAGAAAGTGCATCTGATGTACAGCAGACAAAGAGAGAACATATGTGGATAGAAATGTTAGAAAAGATTCCAACTGAAGAAGCATCACTTATGGATCAAGTAAAAGATAAGAAGTTAGTTGCCTTCAAAAATTTAACAAAAAATTTAGTACAAAAAGCATTCCCAGACCTTATTTCTAACTAAATATTCTATATGAATAAGTTAGGATTAACAGGAGATGATAGATTTATCCAATATGATAGAGATGGATCTGTAGGTGTTGGAGAACTCCGACACTTTGACCCGATTGCTGGGTTACTAAAACTGTATGATCCTCTAATAAATTCACTAGTTGAGTTTTTGTATGATCATACAAACAGTCAGTGGAAGAGTACAGGTGATAGAATAACATGGACCTGTGATTGGCATTTTGACGATGTAGAGATACCTGTTGAAAAGCAAGAAGATAGAACGACTGGTGTGAGTACAATCTCTCGACTATAACAGACGACGGATAGGAGAACCAACTATAAAGGAGGTGATCCGTGTATCATAGTAAAGTGTTGTCCAGACCTACACATAAGGTTGATAGAACTATTCATGCTATCAATCGAAAGATTAGGCATAAAAGGACAGCGAATACCAAACTTGCAAAACTTAGGAGAAGTCGTTATAAGTTGATAGAGGATTTAAACGAACTATCAGAATTGTTGAGATAAAAAGTATGAGATGAGTTCGTTTAGTAAGGTCTTCAAAAAGACTATAAATAAATTCTGCTAGACATACTTTTGATAATTGTTTAGAACATCATGTCACTATGCTAGTCGAAGACCTTATTTTTTAAATTATGGAGTAAATAATGCAAACCCAATATATAACAATTGAAGATTTAACTGCAGTTGTAAACCTAGTCGATGTCGTCTGTACAAGAGGAGGACTAAGAGGCAACGAGTTGTCCCCCATTGCTAGACTTCGCGATGTCTGCGAAGCAGAAGCAAGATACCAAACAGAAGAACGAATCAAACAACAGCAAGAAACTGCTAAGCAAATGGCAGAACAAGAAGCAATCAAAGAAACTTCTACAGAAAATGCACTTGCTAATGAAAGACAACAAAGAAAAGAACTTCAGCAAAGAGTTGCTCAACTACAGGCACAATTGTCTGGAGCACCAGCACCAGTGGTAGGAGAGGAAATGCCAAAAGCAGTTAAAATGAGTACACCTGTTGTTAATCAAGATGCACCTAAAAAACCATCTAGAGCAATTAAGATGGCACAAATGCTTAGAGATACAGCAGATGAGTTTGTAGCAGGTGATGTAATAGAAACTAGACCATCAGCAGTAGAAGATGCTGCCAATGTGATGAGCGACTATGTACCACCTATTGAACCAGAGATAGCACCCATACCTCCAGTAGAAATAGAAGTAGAAGGGGACTTACCAGAAACTCCAATCGATCTAGAAGAATTGATGAAAGCAACTGAGAAAAAGGCAGAGCAAGAGAAAGAGGATCTTAAAAAAGAGTTTGAAGATACTCTAGAAGAACAAGGTGATACTTTGGTGATACCAGATAAGAAAGAACTGAATGCTATGACTAAAAAAACGATAGAAGAAGTAGCAACAGGATTGGGTCTAGAAGTGAATGTTAAAGATACAAAAGCAAACATGATCAAATCTTTTGATAAACAAGCAAAGAAAATGGTCAAAGAATTAGAAGCATCAGGTTCAGTAGAATCTACTACCGAATCTGAATGGACAGAAGCAACATACATTAAAGAATAATGGCAAAAATATCTAGAGAAGGAATTACATATTGGTCAAGTAGATTATATTCTCACGCAGATCAAAAAGTAAACTTAAGCACTCCATGCGAACTAGCAGTCAAGATGGGAGCCAAAAGTTCAGAAGCACCTTTTGGTTGGTTTGTTTATGTAAAGTCTAAGAAAGAAGTTAGATTTTACATTGATGAAAATTGGCAAAATGTTTTATCACCTACAACCAACACATGGTGGGTATGTGAAAGAATGTGGCAATCTAAAATCAAAGGACAAGCATCTAGTGATGATTATGTTACATATGCTTTCAATAGAGATGAATTATTTGCATTAGTAGACTGGAAGTTGGGTGATGAAATCTTATGGCAACATATAGTTCCTAAGACTGGTATTCCCTATGCTATAATCACATGGAACTGTAGAGACGAGGATATGCCCAAAATGCTTTACACTTCTCAAGAAAAAGAAATCTATCGTGTAATCAAAAACACTCTACTGATTCAAGGTGACGAAGATCTTGCTAACACATTACAAAAGAACAAAGCATTTGTAGAAATGAAAAACCAAGTAGATGAAGAAGGTAATCCAACATCAACTAAGATAACCATGTGGGATGGACAAGGTTCTATACTCCATGAATTTGATAGTGATGCATCAGAGCAACAATTGATCAATGTTCAACCTGTCGAACTATAATTACGAAACCAGAGATATTCCTGAGCAATGGTATGCCTTTGTAGATGGATTGAATAAGCATTATGGCAACTTCAATGACTTTGGTCGACAAGTTCTAGAAAACAATCTTATTCCTCATAGACTGAAGCAATACTTTGGTCTCAAAGCAGAATTTGAAAAGCACGAAGATCTAGACTTTGATTTACCCATTATTCAAATCATGTCTATGCCAAGAAGTGGGTCAACCTATTTACATAGGTGTCTAGCAACTTCTGGTATATTTCATGGACCTCAGTTCTTTGAGTTCCAATCTCCATTACCCATTACAACTGATTTAAACCGACAAAAGAAGATAGATGACTGTAAAAAGATTACAGATCTATTTCAGTTTAAATCATTTGGTGGTACGCATACAGTAGAGGCAGAAGATTATGAAGAAGATCCGCAAGCACTATTTCCACCCATGTTGGCGGACAGTATTCACTTTGCATTTCGATGTAGATCGTTTACTGAATACTGCAATGAAAGATACAAAAAAGACAATGATGCTCTCATATGGCAAAGATCATTTTATAATTTGCTATGGAGACATAAACAAACAGAGTACTTTCTCTGTAAAACCCCACTCCTAACAGCAAAGTCTGTAAAGTCATACAAAGAAGTATTCCCAAACAGCAAGATCATATGGATTACTCGAGATGAAGATGCACAATTAAACTCCTTACAAAATGCTTTGTATAACTACAGAGGATCTTATACTAACATCAGCGAAAAAGAATGTCTTTTAGATGCTTATAACATCAATAGATTTGCCAGATCGAGATACTTTGATATAGAGGGATCAGATCATATACATGTCACATATGACGAGTTAATACAGAATCCTATGCGAGTAATGGCAAAAATTTTCGAGTATTGCGATATAGATGCGACTAAATACTATGGCAAGATGGAAACTGGAATTGCTAACTTAGTTGAAATAAGAAAAGCATTTGGTGCGATTCCTCAAAAGTAATATGAGCGACGAATACTACGATATACAAAATGACTTTGGATTTACCGCAGTCGACAGTGACGAATTAGTCACAGCCACTGGTGAGTCCGCAGGTATTAATGAAGAACTAGCGAAACGATTAGAAGAAGTAGCAAGTTCTGGAGCATCTGCAGCAAGTTCATCACAACTCGCTGAATTAGATTCTAAGATTGATAACATGGGTAGATTGCTTTCCCAAGCATTAACTGAATTAGATAATGCCAAGGAAAACTCACTAGCGAGCACTGACCAACAAGTAGTATTATATAAGGATAAGTTGATTGAATTGGAGAAGATGATATTGCCTTTACTCTATAACCTTATGAAGAATGAGGAGAAGGAATATATTTATTGGCCATCAAGAAAACCAATAATCACGCAACAAATCGAAAACATTAAAAAACTCACTAGGAGTTAACATGACACCAGAACAGATTGTATATTTGATTTCTATAGTATGCTGTGCTATTTTTAGTTACAACAAAGGTTTAAGAATAGGTGCAACAGCAATGGTAACTGAATTGGCAGATAACAAGATTATAAGTAAGAGAGACTTAGAGAAATTTATAAATATAAAGATAGAGGAAATCTAATGAGAACAGTAGAAATGATAACAACATTTACATACACACCTAGTGATGTGGATGCATTTTATAACACAATGATCAACAATGTGTTTGATCTTAGCACTAAGAAATACAGATCAACAGCAACTTTCAATCAGAAAGATGAATTCAATGCTTATGTTGATGCAGGTGATATTGAAAGTGTTACCATAGAAAAAACAGAATCTGACACTAAAGTATTGCTTACAATTAAATGGTACAGTTCAGCATCATGGTTAGAATTTATGAAAGGTGAAGATCAATGGTTTGCTAAACTTACAGATGGTACATCCACAAGTATTCTACATACATATTTACAACAAAGAGTTGCTAATGCTATGGTCATAGATTACGATCATCAAGATACCGAACCAGCATTATCACATTACAACCTATTCAGCGATTGGGTTGGTGCACAAAAACAAAAGTTTTTAGATGATGGTAAATCTGCAGCATTTGCTCACACTGCTGCTGTTTTGTATGATGACAAACATGCAAACTTCAGTATCCCATCTGGTGGATGGGCATGGGAAGATTTTGCATAAGGTATAATTATGATAACAGTAATCACCAGATATTTTACATCTAATGTAGATAGTTACTATGAGCATTTAACCGAAAATGTAATGGATTGTGCAAACAAACAATATGTTGTTGATGTACTACCTATTTTTTCAGGTGCACAAGAGTTTAATGATATCGCAACTGCAGATGGAATAGAATCCTGTAATGTTACAAAAACTGCAGTTAATGTAGATCTTAAAATAGTATGGAGAGATAGTGCACAGTGGTTACAATTTGCGAAAGATCATTTAGATACTGCTAATGGATTAAACACTCAACACAAATTTATCAGATCTAATTATGATGGTGATATTTTTTACAGTTCAGATGATGATGCTGGAACCACACACATAAATGAATACTTCGACTATGTTTGCGAAGTACAAGATGCAAAAGATGATTCTGATGATACTAAGTTCTACGCAACTTTGCCATCATCACACGATAGATATACAGTACCAGCATCTGGCTGGTAAATCTTAGTTACATTATGATCGAAGTGATTGACAATTTCATAAAAGATACACGCATACTTTCTGACATAGAATGGGATTCCTCATTCTGGAATAGAAAAGGTTTCTACTATTACTACAAAGGCACACCTGCCAACACTCTTAAAAAACGAATTATCAATTACATATGGTCTCGTTGTCCACAAAAGCATGACACAGTAGCATATGAATATTGGACGCACAAAATATATGCCGAAGGAATAGGAGTGCACAAAAAGAAATTACCACCCCATAGAGATACAGATGAGCAAACATATATAAGGGATAAAGTTGAAACACTCTATCCGAACTATGGTTGTGTGTACTACCCTGTTGAGAATGATGTAGAGGGTGGAAACTTAGTCTTACATTTAGAAGATGGCGAGAAGATAGAAGTAGAACCTAAAAAGAATAGACTTGTTTGGTTTCCATCAGGTCAAATAGATCATGAAATTCTACCAGTGACTAGAGGTACCAGATATTCATTAGCAATTAACACTTGGAATTATGAAAACTATACCATGAGAATGGGATTGGGTAATTACGAATGAGAGTTTTAATTATAGGTGGTAGAACAGGATTGGGTAAAGCACTCTATGAAGAGTTATCCCCCCAACATGAAGTACTCCGAACAACTAGAAGTTGGCAAAAGACGCAAAAACAAAGTATAGATAAATACATTCAGTTGAATCTAAACAATCTAATGCAAGTCCAAAACTTTGTAGACGATGCACCTGAAGTTGATGTAGTAATAGGAGTTGCTCATCAATGGGATAAAGAACGAGAAGAATCAGATTATATGATGACTGGCATGAATGGTGCACCAATCATGGAACAAAACTTATGGAAACTAAACGAAAGATTTACAGCAAATGTTACAGCATATATGGCAATCTATCGCGAGTATGTAAAGAGAGGTACACCCATTGTTCACATCTCTAGTATTGCTGCCAATCTGGATCATAAAGACAATCGTGTCTCTGCTAGTTATCGGATATATAAGTTATCGCAAGTGGAAATCTGCAGGTCCCTCAACGAAGAAGCAGGTGGAAAAATTCTTGTCCTCGACCCAGGAGTTTGGGGACTTCAAGACGAAATTGCGAAAATTAAAGCAAAAGAAATAGCAAAATACACTTTAAAGCACTCAACAAAAAACCTATAATATAACTATGAAAGATTGGGGTAGTTTGAACGATACATTAGAAGAACAGTTAAGAAGGCAGATTATCGCACTCAAGAAAGAGAACAAAACATTAACATCAGAAAATGCTGTTCTCAAAACCAATGTAAACCAATTACAAAAACTATACTATGAAACTCTCAAGGAGAAAAAATGAATATACATTACTTTGGTATGTCTGAAGCAGAAAAGTACATGGCAGACTTAGGAAGAAAACTAGTCAAGTCTGCTGAAGAAATGACAATAGAATACAACGATGAAGAATGGAATGCTGCTGTGACTGCTGGTGATAAACTTACTAGATTTGGTACAACCTATGGACCAAAGAGTTTAACTAAAGACTTCTCGAAAGAAGAGAGAAAAGTCATATTACAGTATCTAGATTACAATGGTTAACCTATCCCCTCAAGCACAAAAAACATTTGACAGAATGACTGAGTATCGTACACACTATCTTACGATGCCAGCATCTGCTCACACGATGACCATGAATGCTTTTGATGTACCCCATCTAATACATCTACATAAATTTACAGATGTAAAAGTTATACACAGCGACTTTAGTACCTATGCTTTTTTATGTGTAGATGCTACTATGCCCAGAAGCACTCATAAATTTAGAATGAAAGTAAGATCGTTTGTACCCAATGAGTTGATAGTTGATGTATTTACCACTTCAGGTGACCATATGTATACGACAATAGAAATCAACGAAGATTTAGAAGAAAATAAGTGTAAACACACCGAAATCTTCCTATATAACAAAGAATCTACACGATTTACACGACCTTTTATGGAGTCAGTGTTTAAGTCTAAGCAACCTATAACACATGAAGATGAAGTCATATTGGATCAAGTGACTACACATCTTCCCGAAGAAGGCATTGATCCCATTATGGATGAGTATATAAAATGGTACCAGAGAACGATTTAGTATTTTACGATGTTGTAGAGATGGATATCCCTACAAACTATATTAACATTACACGGAATGCTTTTGACATTCCTCATTTCACTTCAGTTCATGGATGGCAAACTGTAGAACTTGTAGACTTTGGTTATGAAGCAGGGCATGAGTTATATCCTCATACTGCTTACATAGAATTGTACTTAGGTGATAATCGTAATGACAAAGAAGGAGATGTGAATACTCTACCTCCAGGAAAGAAATCACTTATCAAGACTAGAAACTTTGACCCTTTCAATAATCGTATCGATGTATCAGTTGATGGTGTGCATTTGGTTACTGCTTTTAATAAACTTACAGAAGTTGATGAGTATGAAACTAGTTTATCGTCAGAGTTTTGGGTGCCAGAAGGATTACCATTATCTATTGGTAAACTATACGCAGAAGATGCTGTTAAGCAAACAGCACAAGACATACCCATATGGAAAACTATAGATCATAAACAGTTTATACCAACTACTGAATTAGATGAGTTTTATTTAGAATGGATCGGGAGGTTTGAATGAACATCTTTTACTTAGATAAAGCACCAAAGGTTGCTGCGGAATTACATTGTGACAAGCATGTAGTTAAAATGATCATAGAGTATGCTCAACTTATGAGTACTGCTCATCGTATATTGGATGGTACAGAGTACATGGACAAAACTGCGAATGGTAGAAACATACGCAGATGGTTACATGAGAACTCTAACTATGAGAATACACTTTACAAAGCATCTCATATTAACCATCCGAGTGCCAAATGGACTAGAGAATCTGCTTACAACTACAACTATGTGTACAAGTTGTTCTGTGCACTCTGTGACGAATACACCTACAGATATGGTAAAGTACATATGACTGATGAAAAACTCAGAGAACTACTTGCTATGCCACCGAAGAACATACCCATTAATCGTAAGTTCTTTCAACCACCACAAGCAATGCCAGATGATGTGAAAGAAGAATGTTCTATCATTGCTTATCAGAATTATTATCGAAATTACAAAAAAAGTTTCGCAAAATGGACTAATAGACCTATCCCAGCATTTATGTCAACCTAAATATTGGTATGGCAAAAACAAGATTTACAACAGAATGGTATTGCGATGAAACTGACGCATGGTATACGGATTATGTGGATGCAGAATCATATGAATTTGCTTCTCACATCGTAAGATTTCGTAGACCAGAAGAGCATGTCGTTGGAGAAATGTCTAACGAATTTACAATACCTGATGAATTGGCAGATAGATTGATCAACGCATTAGGAACAGGCAGAGATGTGCCTGTTGATATCGGTGACGATGTCGTAGATCTCATAGAAGAACTAGTTGCAAGTGCAGGTAGTGCTAAAGATGTAGACTCTATATTATTACAGATTGCAGAAAGCATGAGAAACGCAAGGTGAAGAATGCCAACATATACATTTTTAAATACTGAAACAGGTGATCTCGAAGATCACTTTATGTCTTACACTAAGTTAGACGAGTTCAAAGAAAACAACCCAACTCTAAAACAACAAATTGGTGCACCTGCTATAGTAGGTGGTCATGGTGATAGAGCAAAGACTAGTTCTGGGTTCAAAGAAGTCATGAGTAAGATCGGAGAAGCACATCCTGGATCTGAAGTTGCTCGCAGGTATGGTGACAATAGAACTATTAAGCAAAAGAAAACTATTGACACTGTCGCCAAGCATGTAGTGAAACAAGCAAAGAAGAAGTGACAAAAGAAGAACTTATAGAATTGATAACAAATCTTCATCCCGAAGATACAAAAGGAGAATTGACAGGTGTATTTATTGGAAGACATGGTGAGGTGGTCACCACTGATTCTATTAGGGTTGACATGGATGGGGGTCGAGTTATATTGGCTCAGAAGGGATCGGGCGAATCAGAACAGAATAAAAAGAACTGGGAACAAGAATTGGTATTCATAAGGAATAAAAAATGAGCATCAATGTCGTACAAATGTATTCCGCACTCAAAGAGGGTGCATGCAACATTCACTTTCGAAAGATAGATACAGGTGAATTGCGTATCATGGCGAGTACACTTAACAGAGATATCGCAGGGCATAGTAATCTACCAGAAAGTTTCAATCAAGACGTGCTGTCTGATCATTTAGTGGTATGGTGTTTAGATAAAGATGCTTATCGTTCATTTAGAGTGAGTACAGTTGAGCATTGGGAAGAAATAAAATGGCAGGAAAAGGAAGTAGACGAAGACCAGAAGTAGGCACAAAATATCAGGATGAGTGGGAAAGAATCTTTGGTTCTAAAGAACAAGAGAAACAAGATATCTTAGACGAACTAAATCCAGATAAGTTGCCAGATATAGAGAACATAAATGTATCCAAGTTTCGTAAAGTTTAAAAACATAGAGATTCCCGAAGACGCAAGGATATTGTGGAAAGATATCTTTAGATACAAGTCTTCACCTGATGATCCATTCTGGGTCAAAAGTAAAAACAAATTCGCAACAGAAGGAACTACAGTCAAAGAAATTCCACAAGATCTAAGTGGAAGCGAGCATATGGAAAGAATTTATAAGTTGTTGCCAAGAGTGCTACTTAAACATATGTTTCCTGAAGTTGATTTAAGTATCTTTGAAGAACTCATGCCCCAAGCAGGTTATATGTATGCTGGTTCTAGTGTCACCGAGCACACAGATAATTGGATGATGCCAAAAGATCCACTCATATTAGCATTCACAGATATGAGTTTAACAGTAAACAAAAAGAGATATGAAGTAGCAAAGGGAGACATCGTATCTATACCGACCAACATTCCACACTCAATGGATCCTGCTCCTCATGATCAAATATGGGTAGCAGTTAGATGTGGTATAGATATAGCAAGATGTAGCATCGAACATCTTGCGGATATGTTTGAGTATGAATACATAGACTATCTGGATCTTAAAGAAATAAAGGGTGGATTAAAAAGACGTGGGATATCCTAAGTTTGTAAAATGGCGAAACATAGGTGAGGTCCCAGAAGAATCTTATCTATATTGGGATGGTGTTCTTAATTATGACAACGAAGATGGAGCAACTTCTCACACACGCATCAATCAAATCGTCACCACTGGATTATATAGACCCAGAGAAAAACTTATGGGTGAAGAGTGGTTTCGTAAGATCTATATAGATTACACTCAAAACTTTTTAAAATACACTGGTACATGGTTTCCTTATGGGGAAGAAACAATTGTTGTTCCTCAAGCAGGATTCTGTGGTACTGATCACTCTGTGCCCTTGCATAGAGATACAGTTTTTGAACCTGTAGATCCTATATTGCTTGCTCT